GCACAAATTGACTGGATCAACTGTGAAACATTGCTTGCATTAGAACGAAATCTGAAAATCACAAATCACTTTCGCCCTCGCCCGTACTTTGATGAGGAATATGCGATTGGCAGTAAAGTGAATATTCGAATGCCGCAACACTTTCTTACATGGAACGAAGAAACTTTTTAAAACTGTTCACCGGCGCCGTGGCCGGCATCGCGCTAGAACAGGCGATTCCGTTCAATCGTGTTTGGTCCTTCCCAAAAAAGATCGTTTACGCCGGCGTGGACTTTGGTCTTGAACCGGATTTCACCGTTGTCACGCTTTATCAAATGTTCCGCGAAGACGATATTGTCAGTTTCGCCGGCATTCCTGGCCACTATAGAGTTATTAACGTTCAATCGAACGCGCTCAACCTTATTCCGGCCTTCCACCAGGCGCGCCGCCGGTTTCCCAGTTAAAATCGCCACGCACTCCACTTCTGCCAGCTCGCGGCATTCCTGCATCACTGGTTTTAACCCGCGGCGATTTCACGTTGTTTTGAAAGATGGCATTGCGCGCCGCAAGCGCCGATGCTTTCAACTCTGCCGGCGCGCCGGTCCGGCCACCAGGACAAAGCAATTCGGCCAATGTGAGCATCAACGCCGCACGATAGGCCGGCGGAAGCGTTCCAGGGCCACCAGGGCCACCGATCGCATCGGTAATCGAATCGAACTGTGAAACTTGGTCCCAGGTTTCCAAACGCACCTGGTTGGACGTGTTCAGCACTGGCCAGAAGTACAGTGATCCATCGGGCGATGTTGGATCGTACCAAAGATCAGTGATGACATTGGTTTGTATCAGCGGAACTTGCTGCGCTTCATACCACTGTTTTCCCCTGATCTGAATCGGCAAAAACACGGTTTCGCTGCCGTTATTCAAGAGCTGCGCGGCAGACTCGATCTTGACTGGCCGCGGTCCAACGGTGGCCAGAACGCCAGGATTGCCACTAGGACCGATTAAAACCGGCGAAGTGGCAGTGGGGATGGTGTAAATGGTGAATTTGTAGGAAAAGACATAGAACTTCAAGGCCTGCCAAATGTCTACCAGATAGTTTGCTTTGCGAAGTCCCCACTGCGCTTCGTCCGGTGATGGTTGTTCACCAGGCGCCGTTGCACCCATTTCGATGAATGCATCGGTGATGATATCGCCAATGATATAAGTGAGTGCCATAGAGTTTTAAAGGCCTCTACCGGCATTTCTGGCGGTAGGATTTTTCGGAGGAATGATGCATAAAGATTGGAAATTTTTCATTTTTTCACTCACGTTGTTCGTTGTGCTTTTTGGTGGGGCTGCTATATGGCGGTATCGGCAATGGCAATCACATCGAATAAATATTGTTCAATCTTGCGATCTTTATTTAGGCGATGCAGGGGGACTGTGTTTTGATCTCTCGGATGGCAAAGGCCATCACATCAAACCAACAAAAGAACAATGGACAAGATTGGCCCTATGGATTGACCAGCATCCCTCGAAGCTCAATGCAGGCAAATGTATGGATGGTGGGGGAGTAGAAACCACTGTGTCATGCACACATTAACCACCCCCCCCCACAACGTTGGTTACTTTCTGCCGCGCCGGCGGGGTTGTTCGCCTAACGCTGCCGCAACTGCCGCATCCGCATCTTCCGGTGATTCCGCGGCATCGGCCTGATCTTGTTCCAGCTCCGCGAGCTGCGCCGCTTCCATTGCTTCTAAATCTTCCGCGGTCAATGGCTGTTCGCGTTCCGGTCCCACTTCTTTCACTGGCGCTTTCATTCCACTGCGAACACCGTGATAATCGAATTTGTCGGATGGCTGATCGACAAACCCACGGTTTTTCGCCGCTTCGTGCTGTCCTTTGGTGGACACTTGCAAAATGTGGCCGGTATCGTGGTGATAAACGATCCGCGGATATTCGCGTTTCGGGTTCTGGCCGGTCCCATAGCGCGGAGTTTTCGGATTGTTGATATCAATCAACACTTCCGTGTTTGCATCCGCGGCAAAGAAATTCTGTGGTGTAGGTGTTACAGGTGACATTTCAATTTCCTCAGTTTCTTCAAGTGGCGCATTCTCGCGCCGTTCTTCTTTCAGAATTCCATCAATTAGTTTTTTGCGTTCCTTCTGATCTTGCGGAACACCTTCCAGGTCAAATTGCAGCGGCCAACGCGCGCGCCGCGGCTTGCGCCGCACATCGTTGACCGGCAATTTACTCGCTTACCGTTTCTGTGGCCGCAACTTTGCTTGCTTCGATTGCTGCCAACGCGGCCTTTTCTTCATCCGCATTGTTTACGGTCACGGTGTTGATTCCTTCACCGATGTGTTTCGGATATTCCTTAAAAACGGCCAGGACATACTTCACCGAAATCTCACGCGGCGCGTGGTCATCTTTGGCCAACGCTTCAAGAGCTGCATCGATGCGCGCCTGTTCTCCTGGCGCCATGATCGCTTTTCCGTTATCCATGTGATTGGTTCCTTTCTAAAGAATTTGCCTGGTGTGCCAGGTTCGACACACCAGGCGCCACGGATCACCGCGGCAAATCAGTTAGTAAATCTGTTCGTAAGGACCAACCGCGGTTGTGAACGTGGTTGGAACTGTGATCGTGGCCGGAATGGTTCCGAAGGTTTGACCGGTCACACCTTTGGTTGTGTAGCCATCCAACACGGAAGTGATCAACATACGAACAGTGGCGGTTGTTCCGTTGGTTTGCAAGCAACCGTAGTACTTTGCCGGTCCCACCATGAAATATTTCGAAGTGAAATTCAGAGTTTCATAGGTGGAAGCAGTTCCGGCAGTGGTTCCCGCGGTTGCACTGTTTGCGAGTAGGTTGCCGGTGGCATCGTACAAAACCGAAATATGTTTATCGGTTCCGCCTGTAGTTCCGAGTAAGAACGCAAGGCCGGTTGCCAGCTTGCTTTGCTGCAAATCGATTTCCGTGCAATACATCGTGGTTGCGGCCAACGTTGTGCCGTTGGTGTTAATTCCGGTGTAAAGCACGGCGCCAGGATTCGGATGATACTGAACCGTGAATTGGCCAGCACTCCCGGTTGCACTTCCACCAGTCACCCACACGCCACCGATGCAATCAGAAATCGCGCCGGTATCCGTATTGATGAATGGTAGGTAAAGCAAACTGGAACGTGTGCAACTTCCCGATGGGTAACCAGCGGGGGTTGCGAACTGAAACGCCGGCGGTGGTCCAAACCACACGAAGGCGCCGGAAGCGTGCGTTACCGAACGGCCACCGGAATAGCCGCGCGTCACTGAAAGCGTGGTTCCGCTCACAGCGTTCACAAACATCGCTTCATTGTCCACGAATAGCAATGTAGTGTTCGCAGTGATGCCGGTTGCGGAAGCAACACGGATAGTTGTGCCAGCGGTGGTTGTCACTGCCGCGGCCAACGTGGTGTTTGATAGGTAGGTTTGTCCGAATGCCGGCACCGCCAGGATCAGAGCAAACAGGAATGAAAGAGCGAGTGAAAGTTTTTTTGTCATGGATTTTTTCTCCGGTCCGGCGGATATCACAAAAATGTGATACCCGCTCTGCCGAAAGTCCTTTTAGGCGCCTAACAAGCCCACGCCGGCGTTGTCCTGGTACAGAGGTCCAAACCCGCAAACGGTATCGAAGCGGTGAATCTGCATGGAGTGAACAGGGTCCCAGGCCTTGACGAAGCGAACCGGAATACCAGTGCGCCGATCTTCAGCCTGCGAACGCGCTTCAACTGCTTTCGGCAGGTAAAAACGCATTCCAACGATCGCGGCGAAATATTTGGTGAGTGCCAACCCAACAGTTCCGCTCGCACCATTCGGGCTTGCGGTTCCAGGCCACAGAGTCAATGCGGCGCCGTTAGCCGGCAACGCATCAACGTTCTGATACTGAGAACCGGGTCCATAGATGGCCGGCAGAATTTGCAGGGTATCGACTCCACCGCCTGCCGCGGTCAAATCCTGCGTGACGGTGAAAGTCTGCGCAGTCAGTGGACCAGGCGAACGCCGCGTGCGCGGGTTCACAAAGTTCACGTTGGCGATCGAAACCTTATCGCCTTGTTTGAAGGTGTCGTTTGCGGTGGCGGTGATCAAAAGCGAAGTTCCGCTCTGGCCGGCGCCGTTCACAGTGACCGCACCTGCCCAGGTTCCGGCGGTGTGGGTGTAAAGCGACTGTTCTTCAAACACGCGGAAGGCCTTCAGTTTGCCAATCGAACCTTCCTTAAATGCTTCATCAATTTCATCCGCCGGCGTAAACAACGAAGTCACCGGCGTGTTGATTGAGTTGGTTTGCATAGAGCTGGAAATCAGCGCCATGCGTTTTGGATCAGGTGGTGCGGCCTTCTGAAGCAACCGCGCGCGCGCCTGATCCAAGAAAACAACACTAGTTGGATCGGTTCCGAGTGATCCAACGATTTGTGAAACGTTGTTTTTTGCGAACAGCGCGGCGCGGGAATCGATTTCCTGCGAAATCTGAACGCCGGCGGGTTCAAGGTACTGTTCCTTAATTTCTTCCTCGGAACGCTCTGCCTTAACTGCCGCTTCGTAGTCATCCCACTGGAAATCGATACCAAAAGGCTGATCCAGTGAAATGGTGGTGCTGATCCGGTTGATGCCTTGCGGGTTGTAACCCAGGCCGTCACGGATGAGGAACTGTTGTGGAAACTTAACTTGGATGGTGGTTCCGACTGCGAAATTTTTGGTGTAATCCTTTTCCCAATCGGTATTGAAAACGCTGGCAATCTTGTTAGCGTTCATCAGATTGCGCAGCACTTCCATGCTGATCCAGCTCACATTTAGGAACTGATCGGCAAATTTGATGATGGCGTTGAACCAGCTCGCAAGGAACAGTTCAAGCCAAAGCGTGAAAATGCGCATGTTAGTTATCCCTTTTTGCGGGAAGCACGGACCGCGGCTAAACGCGGATCGCGCGAATTCACATCGCGCATGTAGGTTTCCGTGTCCCCATCGTCAACCGC